GGCAAACAATACTTTACTACGCGCAAAGTTTGAGCAACTGTTCTCTATTCTCACGTTTTATTCACGTTCAAAAAACATTCTTTTTATAACCTTCCGTTTCCTGGTTACTGCAGAAGAGCAGAATAAACTCTATCAGCAGGGAAGAACAAAGCCCGGGAAAATCATAACCAATTGTGATGGGTACAAAAAAGTATCAGCTCATCAAAGAGGACGGGCCAAAGATATTGTCATCATTGACAGCACAGGAAAGCTTATCTGGGACCACGTTCCGGAATATGACATTCTTGGGGAACTCTGGGAACAGACCGGCGGCAAGTGGGGCGGCCGGTGGTTTAAGGAAGGGAAAACAAAATTTGATGATTGTTATCACTTTGAGGCATGAAAATGAGTAACGAACTGAGCACATTCCTACAGCTGCTATATATGGCATTAAAGGCTTTAAACAAAAATAAATCTGAGAAGTTTGAAAATGAATGGGAAAAAGACATACCTAAACTCACAAAGGCTGTTAAAGACGGTGATATTGATACTATTCGCGATATCACTGCTAAATATTACAGCCTGTAAGACGAAAATTGAGACCCTGCCGGTCCATCAGGATGATGTTCCGGTCCGGCAGCTTGAGAATGGAAACTATGAAGTCACTCCCGGATATGTCCTGAGACATACCGCGATGATGGCTCAGATTAAGATCCTGAAGCAAAAACTTGAAGAGTGCAGAGGGGGAAGGTAATGGAAGAACAGGTGGTCCAGGCAGGGAACCAGATTTATTTATATATCGGGATGGGGGTGACAGTGGCATTTGTAGCTCTGGATAAAGCGTTTTCAATATTCATAAAACTGAAGAACGGGCGGAACGGAGGGAGCGAGGGGAATGGAAAGAGCAAGATTTATGACAGGATAAATGAGAATACAACTAGCTGTAAATTGAACGAACAGGCCATCAAGACAATGGAAGAAAACATGGGGAAAATGGATGAAAGAAACGAAAAAGATCATGGAAGAATATTTAAAAAATTAAACGAAATTATTCATAAATTGCCATGAAATACAATCAAGAAACAGTGGATATCCTGGTCAGGCATATAAAGGGAGGATCCACCATAACCTCAGCCTGTGATGCTGTAGGAATAAATAAAACAACCTTCTATGACTGGATGAAAACAAAACCCAACTTTTCCAACGCTATAAAAAAGGCACAATCAATCCCAAACAAGAAAGTGGAGAAGGCGCTTTATAAATCAGCTGTCGGATATCTTACTACAGTAGCAAAGTACCAAGTAAAAGGACCGAAAGGAGAGCCACAGACAAAAACGATAAAGAAAAAAATATTGCCTAATATAACGGCCATGATCTTCTGGCTCAAGAATAAGATGCCGGATGAGTGGAAGGATAAACAAGACATAGAGCACAGCGGATCTGTAATCACATATGAAGTATCTGAAAAATTTATGCCTAAAAAAGGCAAGGGAAAGAAGAATTGAAAATATTTTTTTTAATTTTGGCCATGATCATGAATCTTAATCAATACCTGAACCCTAACCATACGGAGCTTTTCCAATCCACTGATTTTGAATTGGCTGTACGGGGTGGAGCCAATGCCGGTAAAACTTACTCTATTTCAGACAAGATGCTTCTTCAACCTGTATGGCAGCCTGAGAAAAGACTTAAGGCCCTGATCCTAAGAAAGACCCTGCCAGCTCTTAAAAACAGTGTGATTGACATCATGGAGCGCCGGGCTGAGTTATTTAAGCTTCCTTTCCGGATCAATAAGAATGAGAACACCGCTCAGTGTCTTAATATGCAATTTGTTTTTTTGAGCCTTAATAACAAAGAGGATTATTACAAGATAAAGTCCATAACAGATGTGGATTTTATCTGGGTCAATGAAGTCAATGAAATAAGGGAAACCGATTATGAGCTCCTGAAAACCAGGATAAGAGGGGGCCAGAGTTCTTTTAAGCAGTTTGTCACTGATTTTAATCCCATAGGAAAAACATCATGGGTATTCACCCGGTTTTATCAAAAGAATATAGGCAATGTCAGGAAACTTCGTTATACGATTTTTGATAATCCCTGGGCCTCTAAGGATGAGATCGCAGCCTTAAAGGATACCAAAAAGCATAATCCCAATTTCTATAAGGTTTATTTTAAAGGTGAATGGGGAGATCTGGAGGGCCTTATATATTCCAACTGGGATATTGTTCCGAATCCACCTAAAAACCCGGATGAAATATTTTATGGAGGGGATTTTGGATACAGCGTCAATCCGGCTGCTTATATCAGGATCTACCGCAAGGCTGATGAATTCTGGGTAGAGGAAATTATCTATGAAACAGGTCTTACAAATCCCAAACTGGCAGAGAAGATCAAGGAAGAAGGAGCTGATGATGCAGAGTCCTACTGGGACTCATCAGAGCCAAAGTCAATTGACGAGCTCTATGACAATGGCATAAACGCGAAATCCGCATCGAAGGGGCCTGATTCTGTAAGGGCTGGCATAGATTTTCTTCAGGCTAAAAAGATCCACATCATCGATGGATCTGAAAACATAATAAAAGAACAAAAGAGCTATGTGAATAAACAAGATAAAGACGGGAATTTCCTACCTGAACCTATGAAGTTTAATGATCACACAATGGATGCGATCAGGTATGGGATATTTACTCACTGCAAAGATCGAATAGAACCAAGGATATGGAGAGCATGATGTCTATTCTGGACCTATTTAAAAGAAAAGCAAAAGAGCCGCCTCCTCAGGGCATGGTTGCTTTTATGATGCGGAACCCGGTCTGGACTGAAACGAGCCTGGAGAACCTGGCCAAGGTTGGATATGAAAATTGTATGACTGTCTTCACCTGCATCAGTAAATTGACAAGGGCGGCCGGGGGAATTCCTTGGGTTTTGTATAAAACACCCCAGTCAGCAGGCTCGAAAAGAGAAGAACTGTATACTCATGAGCTTTTAACCCTCATTGGAAGGCCGAATCCACAGCAAGGACAATCAAGATTCATAGAGGGCGTAACCGGATTTTACTATGTCTCAGGGAATTCATACATATTAGAAATCGGACCGGAAAGGGAAGATGCTCCGCCCAGAGAAATGTACTGGCTTTATCCTCATCAAACTCAAGTTTTATCAGGCAATTACATTGAGCCTATCTCAGCATATAAATACACAGCAGATCCCAGCAATCCGAAAACATACAAGCCGGACGAAGTGTTGCATTTGAAGAGCTTCCACACGACCGATCATTACTATGGATTGAGTCCTCTGAAAGTTGCGGCCCAAGGGATAGACACCCTGAATATGGCCACTGAATGGAACATGAAGCTTCTTCAGAACGAGATGCGTCCTTCTGGAGCGATCAAAATGGAGGGACATGTATCAGAAGAACAGAGAAAGGTTCTTAGAAAGAGCCTTAAGGAGGATTGGAGCGGATATGAAAATGCTGGAAGGCCTTTGATCCTTGAAGGCGCCCAGGAATGGATGCCGTTTTCAATCAATCCCAAAGATGCAGACTGGCTGAATTCCCAGAAGCTCACGATCAGGTTCGTGTGCCTAACCTTGGGAATCCCTCCCGAGCTGGTTGGGGACGCGGAAAACAAGACATACAGCAACCAGAAAGAAGCGAGAAAAGCCCTTTATGAGGAGACCATTCTCCCTTATATGGACTTCCTCAGGGATGAGCTCAACAACTGGCTCACGCCGAAATTCGGAGAGCGGCTTTTCTTGGACTATGATAGGGATTCCATAGAGGCCCTGAAAGAGGAAAGGCAATCAGTATTCGATAGGGCGGAAAAGTCGACATTTCTTACTATGAATGAGAAGCGGCTGATGACTGGATTTGATGAGATTCCTAATGGGGATGTTATTTATATGCCAATAAGCATGATCCCTGTTGGATCCAGTCCAAAAAAAGAGGATGAAGAAAAGAGATTCGGATTCAAATCAAAAAACAAATCATTCTGGCAGGCTCCGGAAAGAAAAGAAGCGCTCTGGAATAACTTTGTTCTGAGAGTAAAAGCCAAAGAGAAGCCCTTTATTCCTTTAGCTGAAAAATACATGAAAGAGCAGGGCAAACGGATCCAGAAGGCTTTAAAAGATATTTACACGATATCAGGGCTTGAGCCTGATGGAATATTTGACCTGGAGGCAGAGGCTAAGGCTTATCAAAAGAAATTTATACCCTGGTATGCAGATGCAGCACAAAGAGCAGGGGAGGCCGGGCTTGTAGTTTCAAAAGGGGACCTTTACAGCCTGGAGAGCAAACCAAGAGGCATAGATTTTGAGATAACTCCGGAACTGGAGGAAGAACTTCAGGTGATAATTTATAACTCCGGAACCATAGTCAATGAGACCATGATCGATATTATTTATCGAACTATACAGAGAGCAGAGAAAGAGAGCTGGACCGTTGAAGAATTAACACAGATGATAAACCATCAAATTGATGATTTCATGCCCTGGAGATCCAGATTATGGGCCAGGACAGAAGGGGTCAAAACTGAAAATTGGGGACA